CCTTGATAGATTTGATACGCAGCCGCCATATTCTTTATGGGGTCGAATCTATCTTGTAGGCTAATGAGGTCAGTGTGAATTGAGTTAATTTGCATCAATCCACCATCGGACGTGTCATTAGTGTTGTAACCTAGAGCGTCTGAGCGCCCACCGGATTCAGCTTTACATATTGCTATGGCTATACTAACATTCCAGTCGTACTCACTCGCTAGGTTACAGCCTGTGGGTTGTTCTAGGGCGCTTTTAGGCGCTTCTGTGCTTAAAGGTGCATTAGTTATCGTCTGTACTTTCAAGGCTACTGTAGACGTTTCTAGTGGCCTTATTTTAACTGTTGGACTTCTGACACAACCTGAGCATGAACAGTAGCATCTAAGGCTCGCTGTGCGAATACTCCGATTGCAATACCGGCTACAAGTAGAATAACTACTTTGAATGTACCGACTACAATTTGTTTACGTGTGTAAGTTTTAATATCTTTTGCGTTCTTTGCTTTTACGGTTGCTTTTACGTCCGTTAGTAATTCTTTTCCGGTCATATTGTTCCTTTGCCATTAAGGCTTAGTTAGTTTTGTTTATTTTAATTAAGTATATGACGCTAAAGCCTTCGCTCCACTATGGGATTGTACCTTTACGGCTAGCCTGTGCATCCTGGCCTCGACCCCATAGCTTCATAGCTCCGGCGTCATATACTTAATTAGTAATATTATTTGGCTTATAACGCCAGTATGAGGGGCAAAGAGGGCCATCAAAACCCCCCATAACAGCGCTATAAGCCTTGTTGCTATGATTCTTCTAATTCTGCTTGTTCAGCGTCTTTGCCCTCTTCTATCATTTCCTCCTCAAAGTCTGGAGTGTCGTAATATTCATACCAATGATAATCTTCACTATCTTGCATTATTTTGTCCTCTTTTCTTGGATAGAAAGGCGGGTGATTTCCACCCTTTTCCACTCCATTATTAATTTATAAAGTTTACGTGGTAGTACGTGAGTGTAGTAATACATTATCTAGCTTCAATCATCTTATAGAGGTGTTGCGTGTATTGCCCCTGGTAATCATCAAGGCGGGCTTTCATACCTTTCAGTCCATAGGTTACGATGCCACTTTCTAAGTCTGACTTAATAACGGCAAGGTGATTTTTCAACCAATAGCCATGCTGTGATTCAGAGTAGTCTAAAAGCTCATATAGTTGGTCTTCTAAAACTGTCATTGTGTTAAAACTCCCATTCTTTAATTTTAGGTAATAGCTCGGCATATTCTTTTGACCCCTCTAGGTAAGTGAGGCTATTATTCTCAAAATAATCAGTTAATATATCAGTGTCATTTCTAACAGCTGCTATTTTTGACAGGTTATTTTCATAATCTTTTTCACGGATAGTTATACAGTTGTGTAACCCTTTAACTGTTACGTTAATAGAATATCGCACTCTAGCTTTTGTTGTGCCGTCAGTAACATAGTATTTATAAAATTTCATGTTAGCTCCTTAAACTGCTACTGTTACTAAGAACAGATAGACAGTCGTAAATATTAATATACATTTGACAAGATGGATAAGTTGGCGCATCATTTGACGCTGCCGAACTTTATCTTGGTCTTGTCATTGTCGATTGTGATTGTAAATAGTGGCATTTTGTTTTATCCTTTTTGTTTTTAGTGGTGGTTAGTTTACGGCCTTGCCGTTTTGATATTCTGCAATAGTCACATCGCCAGCGTCGCCGCCTTCAATCTTAGTGATATAAGCAGCGTCGTTATGTTTAGATATTAGCTTAGCTAATTGTTTTGCGGCTGTAAGCGTTTTGGCTGTTGCCACTTCGCCGTCTCTGTCTGTCTGTATGCTGTACATATAGGTTGCCCCCTTTATTATTAAGTTTGTGCCCTCTTAAAAGCACTACACGAGACACAAAGCCTAAGCTGTAGTTGTGCCGTGTGTAGCAGTTTTAAGTGAGTAATGCGACAAGCGAGGGATAAACAGCAGCTATTATAAATATTGCCGGTGTTATTGTCTCGCCTGTCTACTCATGTGATGTATCAATCAGTGTAACCAGATAGTTTTAAACTTCTTCTACTGCTATTGTTGGCAAGTAGGTTGCGGCTAGGCGGTTGTGTATGACTGAATTGTTAATTGCTTGCTAGTTCCTTTCGAACTACCCTTAGTATGCGCCTAATAGTTTATAATGTCAATAGTTTTTTGAAAGAATGTATAAGAATATACCCATTTTATTGAATTAACAGACTATAAATACTATACTAATTATTATGAAAGTTATTACAGACACAATCGCGGAGAGAGATGCTAAACCCTTTATTCAACCTCGTAAACTCACTAGGAAGCAACAGGCTTTTGTAGACGGTATAATAAATAACCCTAAGCTATCAGCCACAGAGATTGCGGAGAGAGTTTATAACACCTTTAACCGTAGAACAGCTAACGCCATAGCAGGAGAGAACTTAGCAAAGCCTAGTATTATCATGGCATTAAACAGTGCAAACAAGGTAGTAGAAGAGACATTAATAGATGTCGTAACAGACTGGGGACACTCAGATAACACTCGTCAAAGGGAGATAGCCCTTAACAATGCACAGTACATTCACGACAAAATACACGGTAAAGCCAAGCAGTCAATGGACGTGAACAGCGCCTCAATCAGCCTTACAATCGACTTAACTAGTGCTTTATCAGGCGAAAATGGTGTACAATAAGTAGAACATACTACTTAACAGAGGTACAAAAATATGGGTAAGGTGAAGGTAACGATAACATTAGATGAATCGGTTATGGGATTAGTTAAGTCGAAGCATCGTAACACTAGTCAGTACATCAATGAGCTAGTCAAAGCTGACATATTCCGCGAGAGAGAGCAATCAATCTATGATGGTATCGTTAAACGGCTACTCAATGACGGCTACATCAGCAACGGCGGGAGAGAGGCAACTCAACCTATTACCATTAGTGGCTACCGGGCTACAGCACCAACAGGTAGTGGTCAACCATGCTGTGCTAAGGCTACACCATGCAAGCACTGGACATGGGACACAGTGAGCGGAGAGGGCTACATCAACTCTCTTACTGGTGAGCTACGTAGTGCATGAGTAGATAGTCATGTCTTGCCTTTATTCTTAATGTCGTAAAATATTATAATGTGACATTCTTTACCTGTGCCTCAACTATACCCCCTATGCCCTCTTGTCTTCCAAGTTACATCCAACAGTACTATATATATATCGAAGATAGTATCTACGACCATGTCTATTTTAATTACTGGAGTAATCTATCAACGTCTGTGACTTACACGTGGAGAGAAATACTATTGAATTGTTCTTATTCTTATTATATGATGAAGAAAATAAATAGTCTAAAAATAAATAGTCCCTTTGCAATAGAACAAAAATAGAACAAACAAGGAGTACTACCAGTGGTTAAAAAACCTAGGACAGCTAATCAGTTAGCTAATGACGAACGACTACGAAATAAAAGTAAAGACATAGGTGGCACCCCCCCTCAACCAGAGCCAGTGAAGGTTCCCACCCCAGAACCAATTGATACCCCACCAGTAGAGACAGGTGAGACAAAAGAGGATTTGCAGAAGCAGGTCAGCGAACTAAAAGATATGATGTTAAAGGTCCTTAGTGGACAGCAAAATACCGGTGGTATTTCTGTCGGTAGTAGCGGACGGTTGATAGGTGAGGTTGAGCGATATTCAGTTGATGTTGATAGATATCCTGACTTTACCTTGAGGCTTGCGGCCGAGCCACGGTTGCGACCTTTAGCTTTTGAATATAACTATGAGTTAGATTATTCGGTCTCCACCAGGGCCTATGAAACAAAAACCGGAGTCAATCAAAAGGAACCAGAGTTCCTCGTCAATCTATACCGAGTAGTTTTGGATGATAGCGGTGCTCAGACCCAGAAAAGGTACATCGCTAAACGATTGATGTTCCACGAAGACCCACAGGCGGCGATTGTGATTGCTCGGGATAATGGTATCTCATTAGATGACTGGAAGGACATGGATAACTCTGACACGAACCAGAGGGCCTTCTTAAATGAGATGCGCTACCTTAGGGCTAGAGACTGGCTCTTTGGTATTTTCTGGCCTAAGGGTTCGGATAAAATGGCTGAGATTCGTGAAGAGGTAATTGGTGGAACAATCGTACAGGTCTTTACCAAGAACTCCGAAGAGACATCTGAAATTGACTTCGATAAGATAAATAAGTACTAGTCTATAATGGCCGGTTATGTAGCGAGTAAAAAGCAGGCTTTAGCTCACAAGGCCTTTATGACCGATGGTTTCAAGCGCGGGGTACTTCTATGGGGCAGACAATGTTTATCCCCTGAAACTCTAGTACAGACAGACCGAGGGTATCCAATACCTATTGCAGACTTAATGGTTGGCGATAAGGTATTGTCCTATGGTGATAAGTTGGAATACAAACCAGTCATCAATATATGGAGATATGGGGTTGACGATAGTCCCAAACCTATGCTACAATTTAAGGTATATGGAGAAGATATTAGTTGCACTTACGACCACCCCTTTTATTTCAGGGGTGTACTCGTTCCCATCTATCAGCTTGCCTGGCGAACTATGGGTAAACGTGAACGAAGCCAGCTCGAATTACTTTGTGAGCAATATGGGGAGACTGTTGACTACGAAGCAATACAGTGGGTATCAGACGGCTGTTATGAAACCAGCGAAGGATGCCAATGGGTATCTGAGGACGATGGTGGACGGAAAAACAGTCAAGATTCATCGGTTAGTGGCGGAAAATTGGATAGAAAATCCCGAGGACAAGGCGACAGTAAACCACAAGAACGGGATAAAGACAGACAATCGAGTGGAAAATCTGGAGTGGATGACGCATCAGGAGAACATTCAACACTCTCACGACAACGGACTAGCGGCAGACAAAAACGGGGAGAATTGCGGGAGTCACATATTGACCGAGACGGATGTTCTGGAGATGTTAAAGTATCAAATGATGCGACCAATGGTATCAAACTACGCATTAGCAAGGACATTACATCTACAATTTCCACAAGTGAAGATGGATTCTATTCGAGATATACTGAGGGGCAGGAGCTGGAAGTTACTGAGGTCAGAGTATTACCATCAGCTATTACATACGGAATAGACATTGCGGACAATCATAATTATTTTATAACTGATAGTGGTATTTTGGTTGGTAATTCTGGAAAGTCATATTTTGCGACCCAACATGCTTGGATTTCAGCCATTAAAGACCAGGGACGTTATTTTATAGTTTTTAAAACCTATAAGCAGGCCCACGAGGTTGTCTGGCGACAGTATATCCCAATGATTCCGAAGGAACTAATTTTTAAGAAGAACGAACAGGAACTATTAATCGAGTTCAACTATATTGAGAACGCTACTATGAAACTTCCTAGCGGCGAGACGATTACGATTAACCACGACACTACTAAACCTCGTTCAACCCTTCAATTATTAGGTTCAGACCAATCAGACTCCCACCGTGGTTTTAAAGCTGACGGCATGATATTTGATGAGTATGCCGACCAAGACCCTGATAATTTTAAGGTTGTCTACGAGCCGATGTTCTCCACCACTAATGGTTGGATTATATTTGTCGGTACCCCACGAGGCTACAATCACTTTTATGACCTTATTCAATACGCCAAAGAAGACCCTAAGTGGTTCTATGAAGAGGCTACCTGGCGAGATTCGCCCTATGTTAGCGCTGAGTTTATGGCTAACGTCAAGGCTGAGGCGATTAAACGGGGCATGTTATCAGGTTTCATGCAGGAATACGAACTTGAATTCCGAAGTGTTCAAGGTGCAGTCTATCCTTCATTTGACCGCAAGGTTCATCTTATTAAACCGGCTGATATTCCGCTAGAACTTACCTACTACGGGGCGATTGACTTCGGTTGGCATACGACTGCCTTCCTCCTGTTCGGAGTTGATAAAGACCAGACCTGGTATCTAGTCGATGAAGTATATGGCAAAGAAGAAACCCTCGATAATGTTATCCCTCGTATCAAAACAGTCATTGGCGATAAACGGTTAGTCTTAATGGTGGGAGATTCAGCTAACCGAGACGCGATTGAGGTTATGCAGAGAGATTTCCCTATTGTGGGGGTGAACAAGGCCAACGATGCTAAGGGGTATGCCACTGGTATTGGGTTAGTAACCGAGAAATTAAAGCCTCGTATGCAGCTTGTGGGGCTACCAAAGCCCTCTTTGTTCATCGGTTCTAACTGTACCCACTTTATCTATGAGATTGAAGCCTATAGGTTCCCAGAAGAGAAGCCAGACCGTAACCCGACCGACATTCCAATTAAGGAAGATGACCACGGACCAGATGCTGCTCGTTATCTGTTCCTCCACCTAAAGTTTGGACTAGTCAAAGACGATAAACCACTAGAGTTTGAAGCTGATAAACAGTATAATTCCTACGGATTGCTATAAAGTACCCTATTTTTTAACGAAACTGCTATAATTAACGCATAAATCAAGGAAAATAAACAAAAATGAGCGAAAAAGAAGAAAAAGGCGAGAAGAGCGAATCTAAAAGCCAGTACGAGTATGAATATCGTAAAGATTACGAGGAAGACTGGTCCCTCCACAGGAATTATATCCAGAATTTCGACCCATTAGAGGCTATGTTAATCGGGACTGTCTATGATTCTGTTTCAATGAAGGTAGATGGGAGCAAAATTACTGACTCTTACGCCGCAACTTTAAGTCGTGACCGAGCTGATAGGGTGATGGCGAAAACCCCATCAGGTGAAACTATCTCTGTCGGTAAGGCTGACACGGGAAAAGCTATGTTTATGGACATTTTGAGACAGAAATGGATTTATCCCAACGCCAACGCTCAACGACCCTTCTCTGAGAAGCTTAATCTCTGGCAACTCTACTCATCTGTCTATGGGTATATGCCGATGTTCTATGACTGGAACACCTCTAATACCGGATATATCGGTCCAGATTGCTGGCTATGGAACCCTCGTAACCTCGTTCCTCAGCAAGGTAAAGTCTCGATTGAGGATATGGACTACATCACCGCTCTGACATGGATTTCTAAAAAACGCCTGCAGGATATTATTGACAATGAAGTAGAAGACGATGGTTGGGATAGGGACGCCCTTCAAGAGTTAGTTAATGGTGTCGATAAGACCTCGGGTAACGATTTCCACCAAGATACCTTCGTTACTCGTGACCGTAATCCAGAAGGAAGCAAGAAGGGTATTTGTCTTGCTACCCGTTATGAGGCTGGACCCGACGGAGATTGGTGCACGTTCGCCCCAGATAACGGTTTTATACAGGTACGAGAACTCGATAATCCTCACAAAAATGGCAGAATTCCTTTCGTTGTAAAATACTCTCAAGCTCTAATGGATTCATTCTATGGACTAGGTGATTTCCAACGTGCCAAGCCTATTCAATTTGCTAGGGACGCGACAACTAACTTTTATTTTGCCAACTTAAAGAGAAACCTCGCCCCTGGTATTATTGTCAATGCCAACGGTGTAGTTAAGCACACCCTAGATGTGACCAAAGCCAATCCAGTCCTAATGGAGACAATCCCTAATAGTATCCGTCCAATGCCGACAAATACTGCAGGTCTTTCTACCTATCAAGCGATTCAATCAAGTTTAACTGGCTCTCTTCTCGCCCAATATGGGACACAAAATGCTAGTTCACCTGGCTCTGAGACGCTTAATCCAAGCCAGGGTAAGACTCCGGCGGCGATTGAGATGTATAGTGCTGTGGAAGCCACCCGAGACGGGGCAGAGAGGAAACATCTTGAGACTGCTATCGAGCAACTAACCGATGGATTCTTTTCAATGGTTGCCAATATCGGTACAGAGGATATTCCAGTTGACCTCTTCTACGAGGACATTAAAGAGATTGCTAAAAATGCTCCTGACCTTCAACAAATATTCAAAGATAAAATCAACTTTGATGAAACAGGTACGGCTGCTACTCTGACGATTGACCCAACTAAATTAAAGGGTGTAGAATACAGATTTAACATTGAGCCAAACTCAACCATGAAAATCAATAAAGCCAAACAACTACAAGAGTTAGAGCGGTTCGTTGATAATATGGGTAAGTTCCAAAACATCTTCAAGGACGACCCGCGTGTTGACATTCACCCCGAGAAGATAGCCGAAGCCTATGGTAAATTAGCCGACATACCAGGTGCAGCCGAGTTCGTTTCTGCTAAAGAAGGTCCATCGCCACAAGAACAGAAGTTGCAACAAGAGAATCAACAGTTGCAACAAGAGTTACAGAAGGCTCAGGCTCAACCACAACCTAAGCCTATTAGTGAGAGTCTCTCGTATAAGGATGCTCCGGAAGACATTAAACGACAAATTGAGATACAAGCAGGATTACAGCCTAGTCAAGTCCAACCACTCGGTATTCAACACCCAACTGTGGCGAGTGCTGCTGATATGATAAAATCAATGTAATAGAAGGAGAACAAAGTGGGACCATCAAACGGAATTATCGGAGATGCACAAGGTATTGATTTACCTGAAATGACACCAGATGCTACCTTCCTCGTGGAAGAAAAAAAGATGGCAAAATATAGCCGTAGCGCTGAGTTCAAGAAGATTCAGGCTCACTGTGCGGAGCGGATAGAGTTTTATCAGACAAAGCTCCCTAACGGCGCAGAGATAGGGTTAGATTATCTACCTTCTACCGAGGACTGGCGCGTAGCTAATAGAGTTATAGGTGAATTAAAACTTCTCATGAACATGTATGAGAACGCGTCTGAGGCTGTTAAAGATGTCAAATGATTACCATACTGAGAACGAAGATTTTTATCGTAAGTTAGATATGGCCCCTCCAGCTACCTCGACCCATGGCACAGAGGAGGATATTAAAGCTAAACTAAAACCTATGATGCCGAATAAATGGCGATTGGAAGGGAATCAGTTAATTGCTGAGACCGAGGACGGTACCTATGTCCAAACAATCCCAACTAATAAGATTTTACTAGGTACTGGAAAAGATGGACTTCCTATATTCAGAACAATAGATATATGATATATTTGTAATTAACCAGCCGACCGTGGTAATACGTGGTCTGAGATAAACATAAACATGGTCTACCGCATGACAAAACGAGGTATGAGAAAAGAGAAGACAATATGGACGAAGATGTAACAACCCTAACAGACGAGCAACTTAATGAGGCAGTCGGAACGGGTGAAACACCTGTAGTTCCTGAGTCAAAAGAAGAGGAAATTGCTGAAGTAGAGGAACAACCAGAAGAGGTTATCGAAGAAGCCGAAGAGAAAACTCAGAGCGAAGAAGAAAAACCCGCATCTCGACGTGAACAACTACGCATTCAACAACTACTCACAAAGTATCCGAATCTTAATGAACGGGTACAAGCACCTTCACAAAAGAATGAGTTTATTGAGAACCTAGACGCTGAACCAGAAGTAATTGAACGACTGACAGCCGATAACCAATCTCAATATAACGCAGGAGTCGCGGCTACCAGAGCCGAAATTCGTTCAAGCGAGTGGACTACCTTATTAAATATTGATACTCCACAAGTGTTGACGAACAATAAATGGCTAAATCCTAAAAGTGCAGAGTTCCAACCAGCTATAGCTGATGCTGTAAATGAGGAATATCTGTCACTGGTGGGCTATGACAAGCAAACTGGCATGGTATCGAATCCTGGCATACGTTACTCAGACTTTATTGAAGCTAGGGTAGAACTTTCTACTCGATTAGCTAAGGCTATGACAGCGGAAACGACTAAGAACCTCGTCAAGCAAACTGCCTCGACTGGTCTTCGACCCGATGGAAGTTCTGCGAAACGAATGAACCTTAACCAAGCCCCTGAAAACATGTCAGATGAAGAGCTATACGCTGCCATCGGACAAAAAGCTCCTAAAAAATAAAACAAAATAACAAGAAAGTGAGGATAGCGCCATAGCTAACCCTACAACTAGCTCGAATGTTACCCTTTCGATTGCCCAAACATCACAGTATGTCCAAGAAATTTGGACTCGTGAAGTACAGCAACCGTTTGACAAGACATTACAAGCTGCAAAATTAGTACAGGACCGTAGTGGTCTTATGCAAGGTGGAGGCGATTTGCTTCGTATTCCATTTACTGCTGCCGTAAACGCTCGTGCAAAATCTGCGTCAACTGACTTAACATTTGACTCACCAGAAGGTGCACCTATTGTATTGAACATTGACAAACACTACTACGTTGGTGTGAAAATTGAAGACATTGCGTCTGTCCAGAGTAATTACGACCTGAAGAGTATCTTCCAGGAGCGTATGGCTGAGTCTCTTGCTCGCCAAATTGATACTGACCTCCTTGCGCTTTATGCGTCTGCTGGTACATCGGTATCTGGTGGTGCTGCGATTGATGATGCTGATATTCTCTCTGTCGTCACAACCTTTGACCTTGCGAACACACCTATGGACATGCGTCGTGGTGTTGTTGGTAGTTACACGAAGGCCGACCTAAGTGGTGTCAACAAGTATACTGCCTATGACCAAACTGGTAAGACTGGAAAAGCTGTCGATGGTTCTGGTGGATTAATTGCGAATGTCTATGACATGGACCTTTACTTCTCACAGAACGTCCCAACAAGCTCTACTGGTCGAAACCTGTTCTTCCACAAGAAAGCAGTCAACCTTGCGAAACAGCAAGCTCCTAAATTTGTTATGGAATACCGTGTTGCAGCTCTTGCAACTGAAACGGCTCTCCACACAATTTATGGTGTTGGTGTTGAACGAGCTGCCAGCCTAGTCGAATTGACCAGGACTACAGCTGCCTAATCTACTACAGTAGTAAGACTGGGACTCCGAAAGGAGTCCTTTTCTTTTCGTGCTATACTATATATATAAAAAAGTAAGAAAGAAGGAAAACAATGTCAACAACGCAATCATATCACCCATCACCAACGGAATTACTCACCAAGGGTGTAGTAAAGACATCTAAAGGATGGGTCAGTTCAATCAGAGTTACTAACTCTAACGCAGGGGTAAGGTTCTTCCACCTATACGATAGGAACACTATACCAACTGCTACCGTTGTAGCCGTGGGCACGATAACTAGCGATGCTACTGCTCCATCAACAACAGAGACTGTACAGATTGGTTCAACAATCTACACCTATAAGACTGCTCTTACGGAAGTTCAAGCCTTTAGTACAATTACAAGTGATGCCACAGCACCTTCAGATGGAGATACAGTTACTATTGATTCAACCACTTATACCTATAAGACTGCGTTGACAATCCCTAATGTCGCCAACCAAGTTCTCATTGGCGTGTCCGCTGCCGTTGCTCTTGATAACCTTAAATCGGCTATCAACCTAACAGATACAACTGGTACTGCTTATTCGTCTAATACGTTAATTCATCCAACCGTTACAGCTACAACTAATGCTGACACAACTCAGATAGTAGTTGCTAAGGTTCCTGGGACTGCTGGTAATTCTATTGGCACTTCAGAGACGAGTTCTCACCTATCTTGGACCAGCACGGTTCTTGCTGCTGGTGCTGCCGCTGTTGCCAATGAGGTACTTATTGGAGCTTCGGCCGCTATAGCACTAGATAACTTAGGTTTTGCTATCAACGCCAATGGTGGTACTGGTAACTATGGTGGTGCGGGTATCGAGTTCTCGACTGGTACTGTAGCCCACCCAGATGTAGTTGCTACCACTAATGCTGCTACTACTCAAGTTATACAAGCTCGTCAACCTGGTGTTGCTGGGAATACTATTGCCACACTAGAGACCTCTTCTCATTTAGCATGGGGAGCAGTTACACTAGCTTCTGGTGCAGGTAACGGCGGATTGATTAGGTCATGGCCGATTACTCCTATTACTGGTGCGCTTCCTGGGGTTCTACAATTAGATACTCGACACTTTGATGACTCGCTACGGTTCGATAATGGAATATCGTGGGCGCTTAGTACAGCTGACCGACTATTTACCGATAGTGCTACATCTACAGAACACAGCATTGAAATAAACTGGCGATAGTTATATACTAAAAGTACTCTAAAGCAGAGAAAAGACCTGAGAAGTCAGGGTTCGAGTATCGCTATATAAAAGATACCTCTTTAGACAAATAAACATAATAAAAAGGAGCCTTATATGGCACAACGAAACGAACTAGTAATACGGGGTAATGCAGTCGGTTTAACCGCCTCTAATTACCCAAATGACAGCAAATTTGAGCAAAAGATTTTGTACCTCGAAAAGAACGGTACAACCTACACAGAAACTCTAGGTTCTACTACATTAACTACTGCGGGCGCAGATGTAGCTGCAGCCGATACAGTCACGATTGGTAATAGAACGTATACATTTGTAACAGCCCTCACTGGAGTAAAAGCTACTGGTTTGATTACTAGTGATGCAACAGCTCCTGCTGATGGAGATACGGTAGGAATTGAGGGTGTTACTTACACCTTTAAGACAGCCCTTTCTAACCCAGTACAGCGTAACGAAGTCCTTATTGGTGTTTCTGCCGCTGTTGCCCTAGATAACCTAAAGATTGCCATTAACGCAGCTGGTGGCACGATAGGAACTGAATACTCAGTTGGTACAACCGCTCACCCACTCGTAACCGCCACAACTAATGCTGCTACGACTCAATTAGTTGAAGCTCGCGATTATGGTACGGTCGCTAACCGATTCAGGCTTTCAGAAACAAGTTCTCACCTTGCTTGGGGTTCAACCAACATGGGTACAGTTGTTACTTCTGAGGTCGCTGGTGTCGCTGCCGTAGCTGATGAAATTAAAATCCAAACTTCTGCCGCTGTTACACTTGATGTCATCAAAGATGCTATCAATGGTACGGTATTAGTTGGTGCTTTAGGAACCGACCTATCAACCTCAGCTGCACACTCGCAGGTTACTGCGACTACAAATGCCGCTACTACTCAGTTAGTGGTCGCCCGTAATGCCGCTTTTGATAATGCTTCGATAGCTACGGTTGTAACTGGCGGTGGTAATATAGCCGCTACTGGAGCCACACTCGCCTCTGGTGTTCGTGGTGTCGCTGCCGTTAATACATCAACCGCCGCTGGCTCTGCTGGCGTATCGGGCGATAAAAACATAATCTAAGGAGAAAATATATGAAGGATAGTCCAATACTAAACCCAGGGCTTAGGGCTAACGAAATAGCCAGCCCAGACAACCCACACACTGAGCCATCTTTTGTGCGCCCAACTTACGGAGAAGAAGCCCCGGCCAAAGAAGAAAAGGCTAAAGCTCCCGGGGCCAAGAAGAAGCCCGTGGCCAAGAAGTAGTCTTGTACCTAAGCAAATTGGTCTTGTAAATTCAGGGCCTTTTTGTTTTACTTAAAGTAAGTAAAACAATTAGACGAAAGGCATAATGTGGGAATCACTACTGAAATCTTGACAGATGGCGACCCGTTGGACGCTATCTTAGCTGGTGCAGAGAAACTATATAAGGCAGTCAGTACGACTATGGGACCGAGGGGTGGGAATGTTATTTTCCGCAAATATGGCCGTAAAGTAGGTGTGACACATGACGGCGTGACAGTTGCAAAACTAGTCCGAGATGATGATGAAGCTAAAGACGTGGCGATTGATGTTATTCGTGAAGCGGCCATGAAACTAGACGCCACGACGGGTGACGGCACAACCACTGTCGTAGTTCTGACCTATCACATCTTAAAAGAGGCTATTACACAAATTAAACAGGATGAAAACCCGATGAAACTCCGGCTTGCTTTAGATGCCTTACAGCAGACTATCCTCGACCAGATTAACCAACATACTGATAAAGATATAACTGAAAAGAAGTTGATTGATGTTGCCTCTGTCTCTAGTGGTAGCAAGTTAATTGGTGAAGAAGTGGGGAAGATTATCTTTCAGGCGGGAGCTGATACGCCCATCATGCTTGGCTTTAGTGACAGTTCGACTACTTATTCAGAGGTGATTGACGGTTTTAAGATTGATGCCGGTGCCGCCAGTCCTTACTTGATGCAGGGTGCAGGGGTGAAACTAGAACTTGTTGAACCTTATGTGATTGTCGTTGATGCGAAACTTCGAGATAAAGAGGATATACTCCCCATTTTAAGGATAATTGCCAGCCTTCCTGAAGCCGAAAGGAATATTCTGCTTGTTACTAGCGATATTGCTGGCGATGCCATGAACTACTTAGTTATGAACCACTTAAAGGGCTTTGCTCGAATTGCCTGCGCCCGAGTGCCTGAGCATATCCAAGCCCATTCCGAGTATTTGTCTGATGTAGCCGTGGCTTGCGGGGCTAATGTTTTATCTCGTAACAGCGGTAACACGATTAAAGAGCCGAACCTAGACCAGTTCGGACGAGCTGATAAGGTGACAGTCGAACCACGCGAGACAGTGATTATTGGTGGCAAGCGAATAGCTGAGGACTTTGAAGAGCGAATTGCCTCACTAAAGGACTTTGCCGAAAGCTACAAAACCAAAATGGGACGTAAGTTCGCGGATGACCGACTGAAGACTTTAGAGCAAAAGGTGGTTAGCATCTTCGTAGGCGGTCAGAGTGAGACAGACGCAGAAGAACGCCACTATAGGTATGAGGACGCTGTGGGAGCCTCCAGAGCAGCCCTACGAGGTGGTATTGTGCCTGGTGGTGGTTCATTATTAGGTGGGATTGCATCGGTGATTGAAAGGACTAATGATAATTCAGTAGCAAGTCGTATTTTAGTAACTGCACTAACATCGTTAAGGGCAAAGATATACGACAATGCAGGTATTTTACCTACCCAACTATCAGGTTGGGGTGAAGGGTATGATGTGATGCACCCCGAAGATGGGGTTATTGACCTAGTTGAACGAGGTATTGTTGACCCTGCTGAATCTGAAATTGAATGTGTCAAAACGGCTATCACGGTGGCAGGGCTTTTGATGACCAGTGGAGCAATGATAATTGATAGAGGAGCGCCTGATGAGCAAGCTAGCACCACACCTAATTTTAATTAAAGTAGATAGTCCTGCCACTCAAGACGAGTCGGGTATTTTTATTCAAGAAGAATGGGTCTCAAATTTACCAACAGGGATTGTAGAACGAGTATCAGATGATGTTACTTTCTGCAAACCAGGCGATAAGGTGTTCTTTGAGAGGTACACCTCTATCCCTACTCCGTATGGTAAAGAGTTTAGGCTGTGTCGTGAAGATGCCATCTTTGAGGTTATGTAATGAGAGACGTCACCCATCAAGAGAAAGACGATGTCTGGTATAAAGACCGAGAAGGATTAAAGGAATCCCTCTCTGCGACCGACCAGCACCGTTCAAAGCGAGGGGTGCTAAAAGATTATTCAATGCAACATAAAGTCAGTATTGAATACGATTTAAACGACGATGCAGTGAGAGATAGAATTTTCCTGCTTCGGATAGATGATTACACGGTTATACTTGACTATGAAGAGTTTCTTCGTATTGGACGATTCGTGTGATAAAATCTAATTAAGGTGCAATAATGAAACAAACAAACAATATACCACAACTTGATAAAAGCAAACTAACTCCTGAACAGAGAGACCGATTAGATTCGTATAACCAGGCTACCGCTCAGATTAAAAGCCTTAAAGATATAGCTGACATGGCGGAGGGGATTCTTTCCGCTCTTGATAACCAAAAGCAAGAAGGAACTAAAAGTTCTAAAGAGATGGGTGCGCTGTTAGTGGACATGCGAGATTCACTAATGGCATTAAAAGACAAAGAGATGCCTGAGATGCCAGCGATGGACCACAAACCAGTCATTGATGCGGTAAACAAACTAGAGACTGCTATCTCAAAGGCGATTAAGGGCATTGATGTCAAGCCTATCGTAAATGTCGATGCTCCTCAAGTCCATCTTAATCCCACTGAGGTGGACTTAAAGGGTATTGAAAAAGTACTTAAGGTAGATATTCCCAAAGCCTTTAAAGAAGCCATGATGATGATGCCAATGCCTGAAAAAGATGACTATTCCCCCTTACTTGATGCCTGGAAGGGAATATCTGACCAACTCTTAAGTATCGAAAATGTTACCAGAATGAAACCGTTACCAGGTACTATTAGAATTAGTAACCTTAGTTCAATAACCCCACAAACTAATTCTTTAACAGATACCGAACTACGAGCCACACCAGTCCCAGTATCAGGAACGGTAACGGAGAATAACTCAGCCGCTATAAAAACTGCTGTAGAAACTTTAGACAATGCCATAGCTGGTACAGAGATGCAAGTTGATATTGTTGGTGCCCTGCCATCAGGAACAAATGCCATAGGTGGTATTGTCCTACAGGGAACTAATGCTCAACTTAAAGATGATGCCTCCTATGGAGAAAACGTAACTTCCGGGATTGCTTCTGTGGCAAATAGATTGTGGGATGGAGTGGCTTATGATAGAGCACCGGGTAATTCTACTGATGGAATGCTGGTTAATTTAGGAACTAACAATGATATAACTATTAGTGGCCCAGCTGGAACAGCTCTAAATACCTATTCTGTTAGACTTACCACCAATACAACCACCACGCCGATTGCGTCTACAGCCTACATATCGTCTATTACTATCAGTTCCGAAATAGGTGGTACAACCTCAACTCTGACAATTCAAGATAAACAGGGTACTCCTTTAAAATTAGTCAACGGGTTCACGACCGTAGCCGTTACAACTACCCCTAGCATGATGAACTTCCAAACTCCAATTAAGATGACTAGTGGAATTGATATTATAACCGCAGGGGTAGCGGCGGCTACGCTAGATATATGGATAAACTACTACGCCTAATAGGGCAGAGCAAAAGGATAATAGTCATATTTTTACTATTTACTATTGCGCTTACTGGCGTTATTATGATATTAGACAAATTAGATACACAAATATATAAAACACAAAAAGGATAAGAAAATAAAATGACATTTCTAGCGGATAGTTTGCAGAATATAACTAATGTTTTACATAGCGTTGGTGTTGCAACTCCTGAAATGGGCTGGACAGAAGCTAACGGTGGCGTTAGCTCTAATCAACCCGTAACATATAAATTGCCAACTAGTGCTGGTGCAATCTCTAGTGCGCCAGGTTCTAATAATGGCGTAAATTGGCTTGGTGTCAAATATGATGCTAACGCACAGCCTGTATTTAATAATTCATACTTTGACCCATCAACTTATGCAGGTGGCGGCGGCGGTGGAGATGGTAGCGGTGATGCGATTTATCAGCAACAAGCCTATGCTCAGCAACAAGCTCAAGCTAAGGCTACTGCTAACGCCCAACTCATGGCGGGTTTTAATAACCAAAAAGCTAACATCTACGGCACAGCTAATGATGCGGCTACTAATCTGCAGGGTGGCTATGGACAAAGCATTTTAGATACAATCAAGGGCTTCACCCGTGCGCAAGAAGGCATTGACCAGAAGAATGTGCAGAATGAAAGCTCTCGTATTCAAGGTGGACGAGATATTTTGTCTATGATTGGTAGAGGTGTTCAGTCTGGTGGTGTCCGACTTGCCCAGGGTAATGCTGGTTCCTCTTCTGCTGCTCAGGCTATTGCTAACGCCTACGCCCAGCTAGGGCAAGGACAAATGTCTAAGGTTGGTAATCAATTTGCTCAGAATGCAGACACAATCGGACTTGAGCAGAAGTACTTGAGTGAAGACCAAGCCGCAGCACCAGATAAGTTCAAGGTTCAGATTGAACAGAATGTTAATAGTATTGTTGCCTCTGCCCGTGACCAATTCGCACAACTTGATGCTGCTATGGCAAATGCTTCATTACCAGATAGAATCGCTATCGAACAAGAAAAAGAATCTGTCCGTCAGCAAGTCCTTGGTAAACTCGGTCAATACGATGGTCAACTCCGAAGTGGTGTTGGCGGTATTAAAGCGGCCGATAGGGGCACAAACATTGCTAGTGCCAACACTCGACTGTCTGCTGGACAAGCTGACCCTAACCTCTTTAATTACACTACTCAGGCTCCTGCTCAAATGCAGGGAACTGGTCCATCGGCTTCGACATTACCAATTTTCACCTACAACAGCAAGAATAAACAAAGCTTCGCATAAAGGAGGCTCTCGTGGTACTCCAAATTCCTAAGAAGCAGAACATACAAAGCTTCTTTAACGTACCCCAACCACAGCAGCCTCAATACCGAATGGTACAGAGAGCCGACAAGGGCTTTGACTTCTATAATGGTGCTAATAAAACTACCATCGAAAATTATACGAGGGCAACTAATACCAACCAGAATCAACTTCGTCAAAACCTAGCACAACAAGGTGACCAACAGTCGCAGAGAATTGTAGCTACTCGACCCCAACCAAGTTATATACAACCTAATTTTGCAAGTCCTATTCAGAAAACTAATATCCAATTACCCAAACCGTCACAAGCTATTACCCCTAGTATAACTAAAAATCTCATAGACTTTAGTGGTGATACTTATAAAAACTTAGTCCAACCAAGTATAGATAGTGCTGTAAATGTAGTTGATACTCTCTTTAAGTATGGAAAAACACAGGGGGCAAATAAAGCAGTAGAAACTATAAAACCTCTTCACGATGCAAGAGCAAAAGATATTCAGTCTGCATTTGATAATGGCAAAATAACTTTAGACCAGTATAATCAACAATCTAAACAAAATAGCGATGCATTTAACACTGTAGTAAAAGGTCAACAGATTGCTACCACACAATTTAGCCAAAAAGACCCAGTTAAGGTAGCCTCTGATGCCGCTCTAACTTTTATAAATCTTGCTACTCTTGGTGGCGGTAAGGTCGTTGCTAGTGCTGTAAAAGATGCGATAGCTCCTACAGTTGGACAAATTGTTAAAAACGTGGGGGCCAATGCTGGTAAAGAGTTTCTAAAGAATGCCCCGATTGGTGCTGGGTATGGTGCGTTAAGTGCTGGTAGTCAGGGAGGAGTAAACACTCAACCTCTTGATGTAGCTACTAATGCTGGAGTAGGCGGTCTTGTTGCGGGTGGTCTAGCCGGAGTTATAGGCGGCGGTTCTACACTTATTAAAGGATTAGTCAAGCCAAAAGTAGCTTTAAAAACTGATGTTCAGACTGCTACTACCTCAGGTTCTACCCCACAAGTAAGTAAGACACTAGATACCCCTATCGTTACCAATAAAATACCACAAACACCCGTTACACCTGCTAAAAATGGTGCCCTACAAGAAGTTAAGCGGGGGTTATCTGATGCTGACCAGGTAATTTTAGACGAATTAAGAAGTATCGAAAAACAAACAGGTCAAAAAGGTCTGGTTGATAAGTTTATGTACAATTCCAATATGCAACGTGGCTCAAATGCCACTGCTAACGTCGCACTAAGGTCGTCCCAGAATCTAACTGACGCTATTGGAGGGCTTAGTAAGCGTGAATATGCCGACTTTAGTAAATATTCCAACGCCAAAACGGAGTTAGGTAGTGCCAAAAAAGGTACACCACTAAGTCAACCAATAGAAACATTACAAGCAATTATATCCCAGGGTGACGCAGTTCACGGTGCTCGTTTTGACGCTCTAAACCAACACTATAAAGGGTTAGCTGATTTTGCTCATCAAAATGGATTGATTGATACTGCTACCTTGAATAGATATAAAGCAGATAATAACTACATTCGTATTCAGCGAGACATGGGCGATTTATTATCTGTCAACTCGGGTAAGGGGAATGGGTATTCACTCGGCAGTACTATTATGAGCCAGAAACGAATCGGCTCTAAACGAGATATTTTACCAGCTGGAGAAACAGCTGCGACCTATACTCAACAAATCTATCGAGAAGCTGCTAAAAATAGGACAAGTACACAACTACTTGATTCTCTGCGTAAGAATGGTCTTGCCGAGAAATTAAACAGTTCTGCTGCCGCTAGACATCAGAATGTCTCTAAGTTATTACGTAATGGAAAAGTAGAGTATTATAGGGTGTCCCCTGAGATTAAACAGGCTATAGATAATATAAACCCCTATAGTATGAATATTGTTATGCGTATTGCGGCCGCTCCGGGACGAATTGCTCGCGCTGGTATTACGGGACTCAACCCGGTCTTTATTGCCCGTAACCTCCTAAAAGACCAAGTTGGTACAGCGATTAACTCTGAGCGCCTCATAGGGACACATAATCCTCGGTCGTTCTTTAGTGGTCTATTCAATGCTACGACTGATGCAATGGGCATGAATCATAATCCCATCTATCAAGACTTCCTTAGACACTATGGCGACACGACAAGCTTTGACCTAACTCGCAACGTGAAGAATACCAATCAGGTGATAAACCGTATCCGTGGAGGAAAAATTGTCGGTGTTGGGCAAGCCCTAAAAGCACCAATTAGAAGTCTTGAAAATATCGCTTCTATCACCGAGAAGTCAACTCGTTTCCAAAACTATCGTGGAACGTATAAAGCGGCAATTAAGGCCGGACTAGCGCCCGAGCAAGCCAGTGAGAAAGCTGCTATGGCTGCTTGGCAGAACTCAGTAGACTTCGGTAGGGCTGGAACCTGGGGCCGTACTATTAACACTGTTATTCCGTATTGGAACCCAGCCACACAGGGTGTCCGTCAGATGGGTCGAACCCTATCTAAACACCCGATTAAATCAAGCGTGACTGCAACGGCTCTTATCGGTGTACCTTTGGCTGCCGCAACTGCTTGGAACTTATCAGACCCACAGACGGCTGCGATTTATAACAATATCCCTGAATATGAAAAAGATAATAATTTAATCTTAATTCCTCCCGGAACTACCCAGAATAAAGATGGTTCGTATGACGTTATCAAAATTCCACTAGCCCCAGGTTGGAAAGATGTTTTTATGCCTGTTAGACGGTCAATGGAGGCTTTTGCCCAAGATAAACCAGCTGACTACACAAAGATGGCCCAAGATATTCTACAAGCTGTAGGAGGACCAGTTAACGTGCAGTCACCAGGAGCATTCGCAGGGTCGTTTATTCCTCAGGTTGCCAAACCTTTTGTGCAACAAGCTGCTAACCAAGATTTATTTAGCGGTAATAAAATTGTACCCGATTACATGCAACAAGCGACCGATGCACAGGGCAATCCCATTGCTGAGAATAAAAAAGCCTATAACTCTACCTCTGGTACTGCTAGGCAAGTCGGTGATTTATTCGGCGTCTCGCCAGTCAGGGTTGAGAAAGCTGTGAAGGACATTGCGGGAACTGTTGGCCTACAAGGACTAAATGCAATAGATACAGCTCAGGCTAATATGGGGACTATCTCTAAAGACCAAATTGGTGGTCAATCAGTTGCCGAAGGGTATAAGAAGAGTTTTGGTTCGGCTCAAGGAATAGACAATGCCAATGCTTCGGCCGGTTCTAAATATTTTGACAACTTAAAAATTGCAACAACAGGATTAAACCAAAATGAACAGGCTGCATTTACTTCCTTGCATCCTTCTAGTAAAAACTTCTTGGGCGATACTATCTCAGAGATGGATTCAACCTATAACCCTGCCGCTCGTCTTGACATATACAATCGTTATCCTAAGGTCTTTGCTGCCGATAAACAGCTAGACCAAAAAAGTCGTACAACTAGCGGGTTTGGCAACCCATTATTTGACCTGACCCCAGAACAAGTAAAAGTGGTTCTAGAGCACGATAACCTTCCTCCAGGTGCGAAAGACCCTCAATTAAGCACCTTATATAATACAGACTGGTATCCAACATACGCTACTGATAAGAGTCAATACTTCAAGAATGTTCAAGATAGTATCGCAAAGCAATTAACTGATGCCCAGACTGCCGGTGATACAACAAAGGTGGCAAGTCTACAAGCCTCGATAGATAAGTTTAATTCTCCCGATAACCCTTACCCAGTGACATCACCTGAACTACAGAAAACACTTGATTACTACTCAAGTCTTCCAAAGGGAACTGGTGCACGTTCTGGCTTTATTAAAGCCAACCCTGCCGCTTGGCAAGCGATGCAGGATAACTTCGCAGCTATAGATAACTGGCAAAATAACCAACGTGCCAATAGGGGTCTAGCAGCGACCGAGGGTGCTGCCGGAACTGCAAATGGCTATACGGCCTACACCCAAAGTTCTGGTGGTGGATATGGTGGCGGTTTTAAGAAAACCGACCCTACCCTAAACGCCTATAAGTATGCAGTCTCTATAAATGCGGGAGGGAAAGCCCCTGCTGCCATAAAAGCTAAAAGTAATTCATCTCCTCTCCGCAAATCTAAAGTCGCTGTAAAAAGTAAACCAAAGGTGAGTATCAAAAAGTCACTCGTATGATAAAATAAAGTTAGACAAAAAGAAAGAAACAAAAAATGTCACACATAACAGACTTCGACGAAATCTTCCAGCAATACTACACCCTTTACAGGGCTGATAGCGATGTGCCTTCCTCTACAGATGACGAATATACGATTGGTATGCGTATGGCTAACGAAGCCGTCAACTACTGGGCTAATTATGATGCTACCTATTGGCGCGAACTATTCGATACTAATCAGACAGATGGCTCGGGTACTCAGACAATATCAACAAGTACCACTATCTACTCAGCTCCTACTAATTTCCGAGAGGCTGGAGGATTTGTTAAAGTCAAAGATTCTAGCGGTAACACAGTCCAAAGCTATCCAATTATAGAACCTCAAGAAGTCCAGTTCAAAGATAATAACAGTACTTATTGTTACTTTACCTCCAGTCCTAACTACTACTCAGCAGGTACAGCAAGCCAGTCAACTACGACTATTACAGGCTCAGGCACGACTTGGACGGCAACTATGGTAGGTATGGAGTTCGTCTTCGCTACAGGCGAGAGCGCTACCATTACCGCTTTTGGAAGCACGACAAGCCTGACAGTAAGTGTTTCACAAACAGTTGCCTCAACTACCTACAATATCGTTTCAAGGGGCTATAAACTCCACATCAACCCCGCTCCAACTTCTGCTTTGAACGGACTAGACATTGATTATGTGTACTACAAGAACCCAACCAACTTTACAACTGGCGCCTCAACCACTGAGATGGCTAATCCGTATTTTATAGTTCACAGAATGTTGGCTATGCAGTTCAGGGCAGCACGTAACCCATACTATAGCTCCGCACTTAAAGACAGCGAGAATACTATCCGTTTGATGCAACTGGATAACAACAGTGGTAACTGGGCTAATCCCCCAACAATACCAGATAATAGCGGAAGTGTCTGGGGGTCGTAATGCCTCTTCAGATTGATAACAATCTACCAACAAACTTTGCCACACCATCATATTTGACACTAGGTAACTTCAAAAAAGGTGTGATATCACTTATAGATAAATCTCGTCTACCTAAGGACGCATTGGAGCAAGCTGATAACCTTTTCTTAGTAGAAGATGGACAACCATCTCTCCGCCCTGGAGTGGGTTGGTTTGGCACGGCTGCACCTAACGGCCTAGCCATCACTGGTGTGTCTTATTTTGATGCTGCTGGCACTATCCATCTCGTTATAACGGCTGGGACAGTGGTCTATCGGTCGCTAAATGACGGAACTACTTGGACTGCCTGCACTGGCGCAAGCTTAACTACTGGACTTGATATTGAAATGAATCAATACAACAGTTTCCTTTATATCACCAATGGAACAGATGTTATTACCCTTTACGATGGAACAACCGTTTTAACGCAATATACTACCCTTGCGACCCCCGCCGCTCCCTCTGCTGTCGAGACGGGCTTAGCTGGGAGTGGTATTAACTACTACTACAAGGCATCCAGAGTAAATACCGTTGGCTTCTCGATAGCCTCAGCGGTCAATACAGGGACAGTCGCAACTAACCTCTCACGTAATACATGGGTAGCTGGAACTAACTTTGTAACGCTTACCACCCCTATATCTGTGACAGGACAAACTCGCTGGGATATATACCTAAGTGAAGATAATGTAAACTTCTATTATTTGAATTCTATCCCTTCCGGCGCTGTCGGTGCCACAGCTGATTTTGTTGATGATGGGTCGAGTATTCCCGTACCTTCCACGGTTGCCCCGACCGCCTCGACTGCTCAAGGACCACTAGTTAAAGAATTAGTTAACGTCGGCTCCCGAATGTATGGAATCAGAGACACAGTAAACTTATATCGTATCTGGTTCAGTTCTGGTCAACCTCCTTACGGGGCATTTTCGGGTGCTTATGATGGTGGCTATCTCGACTGGTCTACTGGCGGTAAGTATATGCCTATTCAAGTGATTGATTACCGAGATGGAAAAGGCACCCCTTATGCCACCGTCTTTTGCGATAGTGCTGACGGTCAGGGCTGTGTACTACAAATGAGCCTAGATATTCTGACAATCGGGGATATTTCAATCACCGTCCCTTCTGCCTACAAACTTCCTGGTTCTCGTGGGACACCGTCTCCGGGGTCACTGGTAAATGTCCTAAATGATTATATGTTCTATAACTCTCAGGCATTTTATAACCTCGGTTCTAGGGCACAGTACCTTAACCTCCTCTCAACCGATGAGGCCAGTGCTAATATTCGACCAAGTGTTAAAGCTATTAGTACTGCAGGAGAGGCTAGTATCTGTTCTGTCTACTTCGATGCAAAAGTGTATTTCTCTGTGCCTATTGGCTCAACCACGAATAATACGACGATGGTGTTTGATACAGAGCGTAAGGCGTGGCTACCAACTGCCTTTACGCTAGGATTTAAGAAATTCCTCCGTTACACTACGACGACCAACTCACCAAAATTACTTGCTTTCAAGCCTGGGGACACTCAGCTAAGTGAAATTAGCACCAGTATTCAGGGTGATTATGGAACAGCATTCATCTCTGTTCTAAAAACTGGACTTTACCCTACTACAAAGAATAGGTTTGAGTTCCAGTGGACAGAACAGGCGGAGATGGAATTTTCTAACCCTACTGGCGAGATTAGTATTGAATTAGTGGGGCTGGAAAGAGGAAGGGGCTTTACATCTCAGGGTACGGCAACAGTTACTTCTATTTTAAGCACGACTGGTTGGGACACCTTCTTATGGGATACGACCCTATGGGACGATACTTCAACTGCTATTGATACCTTCTCTGAATCATCAGTCAAACGATATTTCAGGGTAGGACGAGAGCTAAACGCAGTTCAATGGATTATTACAACTAATTCATTAGACGCCAATTATGTGCTTCGTACACTTCAGACCTGGGGCACACAGACTAATTCTGGTCTCCCAAGAAGTTGGCGTCTAGACAGAACTACTTAAACTGATATAATGAAATTAAAATAAAAGGAAAATAAACATATGAAAATTAAAGGCAATAAATCATGAGTACGTCTGTAGCCGGATTGAGTTCTAATTTCTTCCCCGATGCAGAGAACGGTTTTACGACTACGACAGCAGGTTCAGTCGCCTCTGGCGCTGCGACTGTTACGTTAAACTCGGTAGCTGGTTATACCAATGGCCTGCCTGTAGTTCTAGTTATCGACCCAACAGACTCAACTAAAAAACAAACCTTCACGGGTATTGTTGATACCTCGGGTGTTCAAATTACCTCTGTAGTTTGGACAGCAGGAACTAATCAGACTCACGTATTAGGTGCAACTGTCGTAGATTATGCCACTGCTACTCATATCGCTATGATAAGTAAAGGTATTGCAGTTCACGCCGACCAAGACGGTACCCTAAAAGCTGGTGCAGTTGATGTTGCTACGGTTATTGCCTCGGGGATTATTACTGACACTCAAATGTCAACCGAAGTAAAACCAGTAACTCGTGCGATTGATACTTTCTTTGATTTCGTCGCCTCTGGTTGTGTCTGGTCAGGTGATGCCTACGCCTCAACCCGTAATGCTTCAATGACAGCAGGAGTAGTTTATATAGATGGTGTTCGTATCGCCGTCTCGGCTGTTACGGCTCGTTCATTCACGGCTTCAAACGATGTATATGTAGATGTAGGCACAGACGGGGTTATTAATTATACAGATACCACGACAAACGCCGCCTCACCAGCACTCGCAGCTTCACATATACGATTAGGGATTGTAGTTGTTGGGGCTTCAAGTATCGCAGCCGCCGCCTCAGTCAACCAAGGACAAGCAGATAGAGTATTGCCTATTGCGTCGAGTATTGCATATACCGGAACTGACTCGCTGGGTAATCTCATCTGTCCACGAGACCCAAGCCGTAAGATACTTGGGTATAGCAAGATAACGAGTAATGTAACAACGACTACCACTCCAGGTATTGTAGATATTACAGGGCTAAGTACCACAGTAAACGTACCTGCCGACAGGTCTGTACGTATCGTCCTAAGCACTCCATCTGAAACCGCAACAGGCGCAGCCATAGATGGGTCTTTCTATATTAGAGAAAGCTCCACAACACTTAATAGTGACCAGATAAATCTCAATGGTGGCTCTAGGAGGGCTTCAACGGTATCATATAAGGGTTCTCCGTCCGCTGGCGTCCATACATATAAAGCATCCTTCTCGCAAAGTGCTGCGGGAACACTTACTGTTTACGGTTCGGCAACGCAATTTCCATCACTAACGGTGGAGCTAGTATGATGACAAACCCTAAAGGAAAGAATTAACCCAATGACCGACACTACCCCAAACGACCCTACGAAATTGACGACTCAGAGGCTAGCATATGCCTGATACTATACTTAATAGTGGGTGGACTGTAGAAACCCTGAAAGAATCGGTAGACCAAAGGTTTGCAGATAATCAAAAAGCTGTCGAAACGGCTCTAGTCGGTCAAGAAAAGGCTGTTACTGCTGCTTTTCTAGCCGCAAAAGAAGTCGTTAGTAAGGGAGAAATCGCTACCGAAAAAAGATTTGATGCCGTGACTAAATCTATAACTGAACTAGCCAACAAAACTGGAGAATTAGTACCTCGTACCGAATATGCCGCTAATCATAAGGCGCTAGACGATAAAATAGTTGTTGCTACTGACGCTATCAATAGAAGTAGCGGTGATAAAAATCTGTATGCCACTAACACCTTTGTTACCCAAACTGTTAATCAAGCTATTGGCAGTTTAGAAACTAAGATGGAAGCCATACTTACCCCATTGGTTAGTTATGTGTCAGCGCAAAAAGGGGTTACCCAAGGCTCGCAAACGACCAAAACGGGACTCATCTCGGCTATCACCGTCACGGCCACCATCGTGGCACTACTCGGCGTATTATTTAACCTAGTAACATAAGGAGAACTATATGTCATATAACTACATCACCGACCGCAATTCACCCAATTACACCCCAGCTAGTCAGACGATGGCTACTTGGGGACGTAATCGTTC